AGTCAAGACATCAGTCAAGTCCTCACGATTGGAAACAGCCGACCCAGGATTTGCGGTATCATATGTATTTGAAAATGACATAATTTATACTTTCTAATTTATCGGTTTTGTAGTTGTAGGGTTCTTAATTTAATGAAGTCGCTGCTGTCTCCAGTATTTTTGAATTGTGAGTGATAAGCTTTAGCTTTCTTTTTAGCACTAGGTCTAGCTGGCGTTGCAGCAGTTGACCCGGCTTTAGGTGGACTTAGCGAAACTGTTTGTTTCGCTGGTTCACTATTTGTAGGTAACACTTTACGTCCATATAGACTGTTAGCGGCATGAGCCAATAAATATGGCAATTGCGCTCTCATGTCTGGACTAGCTGACTTAAACGACTTCGCTAAACGAGGATCTCTAATCATAGCGTTGTATTTTTTACTTACATCGTTATTTTGATCCTTCATCCAAGGTAGCTCTTCAATTGCTCTACGAGCATATCCTTGTCTCATCTGAACGCCTTGAGCTTCATCCCTAATTGCATTAAACTGCATAGGGAGATGCTTTGTTTTAGACTTTCTTGCATTTTTTAATGCGTTTCTAACATCTTTTTTGGTATAATCTTTACCTTCGACGCTAGTAACAACATCATTTGCAGTATAATCATCTGAATCAAATAAAACTTCTTCAGCCCATTCAATGACATCAGAAAGCTCTTTAGCTTTTGCTTGTAGTTCTTGAGGATTTTTTATGTCCTTATACGGATTTGATTGGATGTCTTCATCAGAATATTTAACCCTAGTTCGAGTTGATAGCTGTTGTTCTAATTTAGCAGCTTTTTCTTCCGCAGCTTTCGCCTTGGCAGTAAGTGCGCCAAACCTGGCTACAGCCCGAGAGCCTAACTCTTTTGATAGATCCTTTAAATCCGATTCGGACAAGTTGTCCAAGTCTGTTACCTTAGAAAGAACATTTGGTTTTTCTGGTTGCTTTACCTTAGCTTCTTGCTTTGGCTCTGCTTTAGAATCACCTTCTGTTTTTGCTTCACCCCCTAATCGCTTCTCAATAAAATCTTCTTGAGAGATATTAGATGGTTCATTAACTGTAGTTGACGCTGTATTTTCAACGGAATCAGCGGTCTCCGTTTTGACTTCATTTTGCATATTGTTTCCACTCTTTTACGCTGAGCGATAGCGATATTTATATATTAACATACGTATCAACCCCCTAAACTTGGGTGTTGATGTTACGTAGAGAATCTTTATAGTCACACATTTCTAAAAGTTGATCGTAGGACAGTATCCGCCCTGAGATTTGTTGCACCTTGTGTGGCTCCGCATCGTGAAGATCTGCAATCTGTTCGTCCTTTAGGACTTCAACAAACTGTAGGAATCTTATAAATGCACTATGGGTTTTTAGAGTGCTAATGTCGGTTTCTATATCAGTCATCTAATTCTTGTGCGTATTTTCTTAGGGCATCGACAACTCGATCCATGCGTGGCTTTATACCGCTATCTTCGTCTAGATAGGCTGGGACGTTGTTGGTAAATTCAACTGCCGCAGCTTCAAAATCACCCTCGTTAATAAAGTCTAAAGTATCTGGACTTGCTTGGATTAAACCCCGGTATGCTGAATTTACTAATTCCATTTTTAAGTAAAATGGAAAAGAATCAAAGTCTTCTATTTTGTCCCTGACTTTTCTGTTTGCGTCGTCAATGTCTATTTTGAGCAATTCAACAGCCTCTTCCTCGGTAATACCATCGTCATACGTGCCAGCCGCTTCTTCCTCGGCTGTAATCTTGTGACCATAGGCAACTATAGTTTCATCTTTGTCTATTACGTGAGGATACCACTTGTTGTCTTCTTCATTTTTACCAGCTCCAATGCTATTTTCTAACTCTTTGATAATATCCATCTGGGAATCTAACTCATCCCCTACATAATACTCGCTAGATGATTCTTCTTCGCCATCTTCATCATCTATGATATCGGAATACATAATAATGTCTAAGCCTTCAGAATCTTCTTCATCCTCAATTTTTTCTACTTCTACTTCTCCTTGAGGCATATCAAGTGGCATACGTTCAAACATTGCATTTTCTCGACTTTTGGCATATTGCTCCGTGCTCATTGACTCGGAAGGCATTGGTATTGCCTCCGCATCTTCGATGTCAGCCATTTCCATGATCTTATCGAGATCTTCTTGCGGAAAAAGTTTCATCAACTTTTCCATTTCCTCTGGTGTTATATTCATATTATTCAGCGTTAACAGGAGCAGTGCTAGTCCCGCCCATTTCAGCGGGTGCAGTGCCAAGTTTTCCGATTTCAGCGTTTTCGGCTTGTTGCATTTGGAATTGATATTGTTGTGCATACTTCTCAAGCCTTGCTTTAAATGCTTCGTCTTCCTGCAACCTTTGCATAATGTCAGGCTGCATGGTGTATTGCTGAAGTATCTGCATTGCAACCTGAGCACCATTAGGACGGGCATTGAGCTCTATACCTGCGTATATTTTAGCTAAATCATCTGTGACATTCTTTTGTGCGTCTTCCGCAGCGTCTTCCGCGGGATTAATAGCACCATCGGCTAATACGGGATCAATAGATGCCGCAGCCAACTCTAGTAGTCTGTCAATGTTGATTCTGCCATTTCGATCAAGGCTTGTTAGATTAATCATTTGACCCAATCTCTTTTCTTGAGTCTCTGGATCTGAATTAAGAACGTCGTAAGTTACAAAAATATCAAAGTTTTCGTCGGGATCTCCTTTATCCAAGACCATTTCCTCAGAAACTCCTGTTACCCGAAAAAAGATTGAGTCAGGGCCAAACCTTTGGAAACACCTGTAAGCCTGACGTAGGACTTCAGCAGAGTGACTTAGGAACTTGTCTACCAAAAACTGTTTTCTTACCTGACCTAGATTTGACTCGTCTAATCCGATGAGTCGGTCTGCTTGTTCTTGGAGCGTGTTTTCAATTTCAACAGAGCCAGTCGGAGCAGGAGGACTCGGTGCAAATTCAATATCGCCTTTCCTGCGATAGGGAATAAACCGACCGGGGCCATATTCGCGAGGTGCTTGGCCCTTAGGGTGCATAAGCGGAGGTAAAGTCGCCCAGCTGTTCCTGTCGATCCGAGAATCTCTTTCAATCTTAATTTGATCTTGTATTCCTCTAAGGAGATAAGATACTGTAGGAGTATCGTATAGGCGTTTGCTGTCTTCTGACAGACGAGTGACCACAACTGGGTAATCTTCATATCCATTCAATAATTCAAATTTTGCATAGGGCTGAATATTTTCTCCATTTATGGAGCTTAAGTTTCGGTGAAAAATAGTTTCGTAGATTCCTTCTGAGCCGTCATCGGGATCAATTAGCCTTTGATAGCCATGAACTATTTCGATTAGTTCTTCGGCAGTTTCTGTAGATTCATTGATGGCTATGTTGGAAGCTGGGCTGCTAGAGCTATCTCGCTCAATACTGTCTCCAGATACACCACGATAATGAGTGATTACATAATCTACAAAATCCTCATCCCAACCATCGGTAATAACTTTATTTTCTAATTCCTGTGCAGTATAAAATGTTCTCCAAAAACAAAATGGCGCACGTTGCGGATCAGTTACATAAGATGGAAAAAAGAAATCTCCGTCGGGTGAAAGTGTTTTAATGTCAGGAGCATCTATTTGCTGACGAACAATAGGAAGTTCTGCTTCCCCATCTTTCATTAATTTTTTTATAGCAACTTTAGCTTTTCTGTCGGTAACTCCAGGGAATAAAGATTTTAACAATTCTATTGTGCTTTCTTCTCCAAAACCCTGCGCCAGTGCTTCGGCTAAGTCAGGTGCTATTTCTGCTATTTGTGCGAGGTCAAGACGCTGTAAAAACTTTCTGTCCTCACGTTGCCATCCTACGTATGTAATTAGTATCCCTCGCTCTAACAAATAGTTAGCACCTAACTCCATTTCCCTTTGGAAACGAGGGATATATCCAGACGAAACCATCCATTTAAGGAAGCTGGATACGACTTTAGCCCTAGCTAAGTCGTCTATCGCTACAGGAAACGCCCGTATGTTTGCACGGGCAAGCGATGAAACAAATAAAGATACTAGACGAGTAATGCGTTCGTCAATAACATGGCTTTCCATGTCTGACGCGCCTTCCCAAGGAAACGCATCAGCTCCGTGCTTTCGGAGGTCTCGGCTCTTGCCGGGCCAGAAGTTTCGACGATCATCGTAGCTAGTCCTGCAAAGATCAAAGTATGCACTCAGCTCAGACGTTGTTCTTTCGTATGCAGAAATAAGTGTGCCTATGCTAGGCTCTTTTCCTACGTAAGTTAAATCTTCTTCGTATGTTTCGTTTTCCATAGCCAATTAAAACAATTATAACACACCTATCAAGACCTCTATGACCAAAACAAATAAATTCACGTGGAGTTCTATTATTTCATTCATCCCTTGGGTGGTTTAACCATTTTATATTGAATTTCTCCATTAATGCAGTCCATCTGAACATAGATGTATTTTAGCAACATTCCCTTCTGGTGACCTAATTTAATCCTTACTGGGACGTTTTTGCAGATGTCTTTTAAGTTAACCATTACGAATAATGGGTTAGGGCAAAGACGGGTAACCCTACCCCTGTAAATAACGGGTATATGCACTATGGAATCCATAGCTATCTGACCAGCTTCACTGATCCACATTCCCTTGCCTTTGCCGCTAAGCATATCCTCTTCTAGGTTATTAAAAGCAATATCTTTAGCTTCCTCGAAAGAAATGCCAAAATCATCGGCTATCTCTGTTAATCTTTTTTTCATTAGTATCCTCCTGATCCTACCTTGGTTGATTCAAGGCTGTTGTTTGTAAAATGATCTGGCCCTAGTCCCCCGTTAGCCATTCGCAAGTAGCGAATTAAATCAAAGAAATCTTTTAAAGCTTCGTCCGCTTTTCCATTTGACTGATAGTTTATAAGTGAATCAATTAAGTTACCGCACTCACTACTAATATAACATCTAGGTCGATTCGCTAAGTCGATGTCTCCATCTTCGTTGTATTCAAACCATTCGTCGAGTGCTACTATGCCGTCCTTCTCCATCATCCCAGAGCTAGGGACAAAGTCCATATCGTAGTCAGAAAATGACTGAAACAGGTCTACATTGTTCTCATTCTCTCTAGCAAAATACCTAGAGTCACCAATTCTTTCGTGAGCTACTACGCCCATGTCTTGTTCTATCTCTTTAAATAGCTCAGCGTAGCCTTTTACATCGTAACCTATTTTCTTAGATGCAGGCCCATACTTCCATTTGGGATCACCGAAGGTAGCCCACTCGCCATAGCCATCTCTGTCAGGCCACTCCTTTACTATGTAAACATAGCCCTGAGCGTCTACTGCA